GTCAGCAAGCGGACAATCAATAAAGAAATGACCTGGTTCAGCAGCCTTTGGAAATGGTCGGCCGTCAATGGCTACTGCAACCAGCCGCCATTCCGGATCCCCATGTTTCCAAAAGTATCCCGTCCGCAACTGCGTGTGCCCACCATCGAAGAGGTACAGGCCGTTATCGATGCTATCGAGGACAAATACCGCCCGATCCTGCTGCTCTATTACGACATGGGCATGAGGCGTGAAGAGGCTCTGCAGCTTAAAGCCGAAAATGTCTGGTTAAAAAGCGGCGAGATCAGGATCGTCGGCAAAGGCAACAAAGAGCGCATCGTACCCATAACCACTCCCAGATTACTTGAAGCTCTGGAGCAGGCCAAAACGCAGCGTCCTAGCGGGTATCTGTTCATCAACCCGAAAACAAAAAAGCCCTGGTACAGTATCCGCAAAGCCATCATCCGGGCCGCGAAAAAAGCCGGGCTCGACCAGCGCACCTATGCCCACTTGTTCCGGCACAGCTTTTTCACCCATGGCATCGAATGTGGCGTCGAAATAACAGCCCTGCAGCTCATCGGCAGGCACAGCGACATACGCACAACCCGGGAATATATCCATGTACGAAACCAGCATTTACGCAACGAATCAGCCAAACTGCCTGGCTACACCAGTGAGACAGAAGACAAGCAAAGCACTTGAAATTATTTACGAATTTAAAATGCAACGTTTACTGAAAATCCTCGTGTCGGCAGTTCGATTCTGTCTCTGGGCACCATAAATTCAAGGGGTTACGGGTTTTTCCTGTAGCCCCTTTTTGGTTGTGTCTCACTACATCCCACTACATTTTTATAGTATTCATAAATACAAAGCCCCAGGAAGCAATAGTGCTTCCTGGGGCTTTGCTTCTTTCAGCGGCAGATTAATTCCCACCGTCGCAATTATTTCAAGTAATTTCCTGTTGTCAAAATCAAACCGTATAAATGATCTCCCCGTCCAGGTCAGAGAGCGGGGCCTCTCCGGTAACCTGGAAGCTGCGGCCATCGGTGCGCAGCTCCAGGCGGGCGCCGGTGTCGTATGTCGCTCCGGATGGCTTTAGCGCGTCGCGGATCTCGCCTTTGTTGGTACGGATCCTCACGGTGTTGGTGCCGTTGCTGATGACCGTGCCGGTCAGAATGTTGCGCTGGTCGACTGTAAGGCGCTGGCGGAGTTTTTTTAGGCTCATGATACGGCCTCGTAATATGCGATCTGGAGATCAAAGGTCAGTTCGTTGTCATCGTCGAGTTTGCGCTGGATGGCGAGCACTTCGCATTTTTGCGCGGTCATGCCGATAGCCGGGCAGGTCATTGTAATGACTTGCCCTTTGCGCAGGGTGCGGGTTTGCAGGCCGTTGGCATCGGTCGGGGGTACGGTCATTTTGCGGACGTGTTTGTGGTATGTCGTCTCATCGATGGCGACGGTGCCTCGCGCCTTGGCTTGGGCGTCGGTGACGATCAGGGGGGTGGCAATGTCCTCCAACCAGATAACATTAACTCCGTCGACTTGTTCGTCGGCCTCGTAATCCTCGAGACCTATATCGCGGGTGCAAACCACGTTCGGCGGCGTGCTGTCGGTGACCGTTGCGGCCGGAGCTGCGGCCGTGACAAAGGTCCAGGTTTTAGATACCGTGTTGCCATCGGCGTCGAGGCCTGATAGCTCGATGCTGACCCTTTCCGCGTACCCGCTGTTGCTACCGGGTGTGTATGAGACGGCAAAGCCAAAGTCTAGCTGCTCTGTGGTTGGTGTTACGGCTTGGCCGTTGACGGTCAGTGCGATGGACCCAGGCTCTATGCCTCCGAGCGTGTCGGTAATCTCAGCGTATAATGTCCAGTCCCGCCTCACCTGCGATGCGTTTGCCGCAGGTGACAATCCTGCCACCTGTTTGTACTTTTCAACCGTCACGTTGCGTAACGATTCCGCCAGGGCGTCATCCAGCCAAACCGCATCAACGTCGCCGGATACGGTGGCCAACAAATCCGTCCCGTTAACCACGGTCGTATCCCATGCCCAAGATGCGCCATCGGCCGAAAGCCAAACAGCGCTTGTGTCGCCGGATTCGTCCGGCAATGTTCCGGCGCTGTATCCGAGATCGATGATTCCAAACTGCCCACCATCGAGGCCATCGTTTGTACCGAATGCAAGGTTGCCGCTTGTTTCGGTGGCATTCTCCGTTGGCCAGATAGCCGTTGGCGCGGCCGAGCCGATATCGGTGGAAAGGGCATTTAGTGTACTGCCGCCATAGGTATAAAGGCCGTTGACTCCGGCTACAAACAGGACCGATCCGCGCATAGCCAACGCTGCCACGGTCCCCGCTCCACTAAGGTTTGTGTGTGCCGTCGTTGCCCAATCGGCATACTGGATGGTGCCGATATAGATCTGGTCGGCGGCTGCGTAGGCGATTTGCGAGTCGGTTAAGGCTACGGCATCTGCACCGCCGCTGATGGTGCAGTTGTAAACCCAGGAGCGGGTCGGGAAAAAAGACACTCCGGCGCCGTGGGCTGCTACAAGCAGGCCCCCGACTGCGGCCAGACCGGTTATTGCGATGTTTGGTAGCGCGACAGTCGTTTCGGTAGTATAGGCGAGGATGAGGTCGCTGTTTCCTGCATCCCTGGCCGCATGTGGGAGCAAATAGATCCCGGCATCACTCGTCCCGATCCAGACGCCGTGGTCGTTAACTGCGCCGCATGTGCAGTTCGGAATTGATGCCCAGGCGATGCGCGTCCCGTCCGTTTTTCGGAAAACGTCGACCCCTGCCGAGCTAATGACAATAATTCGCCCTCTGGCGTTGTCGTAGCAAACCGCCTGGATGGAGTCGCTTTGTGTATGCAAAACCATATAGCTCCTCTTATGCGCTCATGTCGCGGATGGCAAATTTGCCACCACCTTGGCCGTCGTCGGTGCTGTAGGCCAGCAGTCCGCTTGTCGATGTCGCCGACGGGCCAGCTTGTAGGTCGCTGACTTCTAGAACACTGCCGATATCCGTCACGGAAACAAGGCCGCTTTCCTCGATGCTTATCCCATTTTGGGTGCCAATAAAAAGGCTACTCCCGAAAGAAAGCGCCGTGACGGCGCCTGGCAGGCCGGCAACCGGCCCCCTGTACCACGAAACGCCAGGCGAGCCGCTATGCACCGCAGCCAGGTAATCGCCACCCCAATCGCAGTGATAACCTGTCCCGTCGAGGGCGGTCGGGTTTGCCCTTTTAACCAGGGTGTCACCGCTACGCTCATAGAATGCCAGGTATGGCGATGTCGCATATGCGACGGCCAGATAATCGCCGTTCCAGGAGCACGAATTTGCCAGGCCTCCAACCGATGTCGGGTTCGTGAGCTTGGTCAGGGTGTCTCCGCTGCGCTTGTAAAACGCCAGGTATGGGCTGGTGTTTGTTGCGACGGCCAGGTAATCTCCGCTCCAAGAGCAGCCCATCCCGTCCCCGCCGGTATCGGGTGGGTTTGCGAGCAGCGTCAGGGTGTCTCCGCTGCGCTTATACAGCGACACTCCCGATCCGCCGTTATGCGCGACAGCCAGGTAATCGCCACTCCAGGCGCACCCGTTGGCGGTCCCTGGTGGCGCGGTTGGCGTCGTTAGCTTTGTCAAGGCTCCGGCATCGAGTCTGAAAAACCACAGATAGCCGCCGTACATGGCGACGGCCAAATAGTCGCCGCCCCAGGCTACCCCATAAACGCGGTTTGGGCATGCTGCCGGATCCGTTTGCTTGACGAGGTCGTCCCCGCTGCGCAGGTATAGGGCCAGGCGGTTACTGTCGTAGTATCCGGCGACCAAATAGTCGCCGTTCCAGGCGACGCAATAGGTGTTGTAGGCGAGGTGGGCGACGGAGTCGACGAGGGTCAGGGCCTCTCCGCTTTTTTTGTACATCTTCACGCCGGGCGATCCGTCATGCGCAACGGCCAGGTAATCTCCACTCCAGGCGCATCCACGGACGGTTGATGCCGCGGAAGGTGCAGCCGATAACTTCGTCAGCTCCGGAGTCCCTCCTCCGACGGGATAGCTTGTTACGTCTCCAGATGTCCAATCGGCCGATGGGGTTGTTAAAAAGTGGAGGGTGCCGTCTGCCAGAGAGTATGCGATCTGCGTTGAGCCGATCGCGCAAAACGCGCAGCCACTTGCGTCGCTGTAGCGATACACCGTGGAAGCGTTTGGCAGGTAATCTGCCCCGGCTGCCGTCGTCAATAGTAGGGCCGTCCCGCTGCCGGCTATCCAGGCAACTGCGTTGTTTGCAAGTGCCGGAGTCGTACCGGTTGTAATGGTCTGGCTTAGTGCTGCGGTTTGATCTCCGCCTGCCGCAATGGCCGCATGCGTCAACTTATAAACTCCGTTAGCTGACGTCCCCAAAAACACACCGTTGTCGTTGACGGCCCCGCAGGTCACGTTTGCCAATGTTGCGAAAGCGAGGCGCTCCCCATCCATCGCGTGAACGTCGACTCCTGCGGCGGTTATGTGGATGAGCAGGCCGCCATAATCGAGTATTTTAATCACGGTCGTCTCTTGCAATTTCAGGTAGTGCTTAGGCATGTCAGCGCTCCTGTGTGGCCAAAAAGTAACTTGCGCCGTAAATCAGCCCGAGGTTGCAAAACGGCCATCCGGTGGCGCTCCAAATGGCGAGAGAAATCCAAAAGCCAACACAAAGCCGGCACTCGACGAAGTGCGGGTGGTCGGCGGTGATCTGCAGCCATGGTGTTCTGTCGATTATTCTGTCCCTTATCGGCGCGAGCAGACTACTGCCGGTGATAACAGCGGTCAGAATGTAGGCGGTGAAAACCGCAATCAAAAGATTTATCATCGAATTTTCCCTCCGCCGCACTTTGGGCATGGCCGCCGTTTCGTCACCCTGGCAATTCTCAACCCCGACTGTGTTTCCGGCGTTGCGATCGTCCCGGCGCCACGGTCACCTGCGAGCGCCGTCGACAGCCATGTGAGATAGCCCTTGCCATCGAATGTGCCGCCTGTGGTTGCAAGGTATTCGTCAAGGACCCTCTTGCGGTTGTCATATTGTTGCTGCGTGATACCGATGTCGGCAGCCGTTTCGTCGTTGTAAATGCGTTCTGCAATCATGGGCACTCCCAGGTGTATGCGTAGTAGCCAAAATACAGGATATATTTATATTGTGTCTGGTTGTCGCTCTCGCACGAAATGCCGGCGCCGGACGGTGAGCAGTAGGAGCAAACCAGACAGTCGCTCGAATTATTGTAGGGACTCGATTTGAAAACCAAGCCGTAGACCTTAAGCCTCTTTGCCGATCCTCTTATTTCCTCGCATGCAACGCATGTGTTGTATGTGCCAATGCAAAATAGGGCCATTGCGGACTCTGTTTTTCCGCATTCCGCCGGAACCCACCCGTCTAGAACCCATTGACCGGAAGGGAACAAAACCGTTTGCTGGGCACTGTTTCCGCACGCGTCATGAACCGTGACGGTGCCGGTCCCGCACGCGCCTGCCAGGCTGGTGATGGATCCACCGCTGCCGATGGCGCCGGCGCTAATGCTCCAGGTGTATGGTGGCTTGCCTCCGGAGGCGGCATACTGGCTTCCGACTTCCGGGTTTGTCGGGCCGGATATAGACAACGCGACGATCCCGTAGCATGGATCGCCTGGCGTTACCCCTTCCCACTGTTCCTCGCCGTTGCAAAAAACCACGCGACCGACGTCGTCGCCTTCCTGGGCCGGGTCGCAAAATCTCACGGTGCCGGCATCGTCGCCTTCCTGGGCCGGGTCGCAAAACCTCACGGTGCCGGCATCAATCATCGGTATCTGCGTTTGGATTGTCACGGCAAGCCTCGTACCATCTGTCGCCTCCTGGAATCCAGCGCATGTCGCCACCCGCAGCGACGTCAAATGCGGCTTCGATGTTGCCTATCATTGCTGTGTGAGATCCGGCTTCGGCCACTGAAAAATAGAAATATCCCTCCTGGTCGGTGTACCCGGAGAGTACCCCGTCGATGTAAACTTCGACCCCTTTGTAGGGGTTGTTATCGCAATCGAACGCTTGCCTCCGACCTCGAATGTTGCCGCTGGCGTCTTCCCAGTCTTTAAGCACCGGGCGGCAAATGCGCCCGTCGCTGCGCACGTATTCGTCTTTGGCTAGCTCGGTTTCTTCCTCGGTTTTTTTCTCGGGACCCTGCGTATCGCTGACATCGAGGCCGGTTGACATCTCGCCATCGGTGGTGCTTGCGACCTGCTCTCTAGCCGTAGGGTTGTCCGTGACGGTGATCTGCACCTTGGCTCGGTACGCCCCGGCAGTGACAATCACATAAAACTCAGCCGCTTTGCCTGATGTTAAAGTAACGCCTGCAGTGCCGCTGCTGGTGGTCTGCTGTGTGGCGCTTAAAGTGGCGCCGCCGGTGGATCCTGACAACTCGAACTTGACTTCGGTGCCGTCGGCGCAGGCCTCGCCGGCAGAGGTCAGGACAGTGGCCGTGATGGTTGATTCCTGATCGGCTTCGTCGATGGTTTCCCGGCCTTTGTAGGTCGCGGATGCGGTCACACCGGCAGGCACGGTGCCGTTCAGATAGATGCGGTATTCTCCGGTGGTCGCGGTGTTCGTCCACTTGATGACCGATAACTCTCCGTATCCTGAGACGGTAACGCTCCCGCAATAGGTGACAAGGTTATCGACTGCCACGTAAGGGTTGCCGTTATCGAGGGCGGTTTCGCACTCTTCGGCCTCAAAAGTGACGGTGACGGTGCCGCTCTGCTGCGACCGGATCGTCTGCGGATCGGCGGTCACGCTCAGCGAGCCGACGGCATCGCCGGTAAGGCTCAAGTTGGCTTGGCCGGTCTGGCTCAGAGCACTGGCGACGATGGCGATGGTGCCGACGCTGGTGCCTGCGCCAAGGGTTGTGGTGGCCTTGCCTTCGGCGTCGCACAGGCTCGATGATGGGCTGATATTGACCGCCGGGGTGGATTCGTATTGGTCGTAATCAACAATGACCGCTGTACCGGTCGGGCCTGGTGTGATGCCCAGTGTGATGCTGGTGCCGCCAGCCGTGGCGCTGCCGCCGGTGTAGTAGTTGGTGCCGGTGCGGTTGGTGTCCGATGCGCGATAGACGCCTCGGACGTTGCCGATCGCGTTATCAGTGGACACAGCCAGGGTGCCGGTGGTGTTCTGCGCTTCGCCGTCGATCTGGCGTTGCACGTCGGCGCTCGACCAGCTGACCGCTTCGGCCTTGGTGTAGCTGACGATAAACAGTTGGGTGCTGTTGTCCGGTACGGTGATGGTCGATGCGGTAAAACTTGACGGCGTGACCTTGGCTCCCTTGACCGGGCTTTCCTGGGTGCCGGTATTGAGCCAGACGCCCTGGACGGAAAAGCATCCGGAAACCGGGATCTCGGTATAGTTGCCGGCGGTGATCGCCTCGTCGACGATCGCCTCGTGCTGCACCGGGTTGCCGGCGCTGTCGTAGACTCTGGCGACAGCCGAGGCTGTCGATTCGCCGTCGGCTTCGATGTCTCCAGGCACCACGGTCACATTGACGGTCGGCAGGGTGGGACGGGTATAGTCGAGCACTTCGCCTTGCACGCGCACGGCGTTTTTCGGCTCGTCGACGCGGTCCATCTCGTAGCTGAGATCATAGGCGTTGTCAAAGTTGCGCACGGCCGCTTCGGTCAGCGCGCGGGATGGTCGGTCGTACACCTCGAGGTAGGTGCCGTCGGCAGAGACGCGCACCGCCGCGGCGCAGGCCTCGGCGATCTCGGCAATAATGGCGCGGCGGCGTTTTTTGCTGACCTGGTAGCGGCCGCCTGGGATGGTCGGGTCGAGGCTGGCCTGCCAGACCACACCGACCACGTCGCCGGACTGGTTGGCCACGTCGCGGTGGGCAACCTGGGCGGCGATGGCGCTAGCCAGCATGTCTTCCGGCCAGGTGTAGGAGAGCGGCCGCCAGTTGTCCAACACCCCGGCCCAGGCGCGACCGGTCACGGTCGGGTAGCGCAGGTTCTTTTTGACCGTTCCGCTTTGCGCCTCGAGGAGGTAGTACGTGATCAGGTCGCCGTCGGTGATGCGGATCCGCGCGCGGCCGGGGTTGAGTTCCGGATTAAGCAAGGTGGTAAACGCGGCATCGATATCGGCGGCAAAGGTCAAATTGACGGTCGGGATGATCTGCGACTCGCTGCTGGTCCCGTCGGTCAGGCCGCGCAGTTTTTCGGTGACGTCCTGCCACTGGAGTGATGCGTCCTCGATGTGGACATAGAAGCCGGCAGGGATCATTCGGTGCGCTCCGCTTCGTCGAGGGCTGCGGCAATCGTGCCGGTGACATCACCTCCGGGCCCGGCGTTACTTTGTGCGCGAGCCTGCGCCAGCCTTAGTAGCTTACCTGCAGTCTGCTCGCTCACCTCGCCAAGTTTGGCGAGGTCTTCGGTCAGACTGTTATAGGCTTCGCGGATGGCCCCGACTTTGGAATAGCCTTGCTCAAGGGCCGTGTTCAGATTCTTTTGGTATTTCTCGGCTAGTTCTGAGGCCTTGTTGTGTTCCTCTAGTTGGGCCTTATGTTTGGATTGTTCCTCGGCCTGTTTTTTAAGAGCCTCGACCTGTTTATTTAGGGTTGTCGCAACATTATTTGCAGCGGATACGGTTCTGCCTTGCAACCCTTTCCAACTCGCGCCAACCGCATCGGATTTTTCGACAATGGCGACGGCGGCGTCGGCGGTCGCTTTCAGACTCTGGACCCTGTTTTCGATTTCCCTGACGTATGCATCGAGCTCCGGGCCGGCGTCTCTTCCGTCAAAACTTTTCCCGGCCGCCTGAGCCTCTTTTGCTGCATTGAGAAACTCTGTCGTTTCGTTCAGTTGGATGGCGGCCAACCCGCCGACGATCTTGACAACATTGCCATAGATGGCGTTAAAGGCCCGACCAAAGGCAATAGCAACCTCGGCAGAGCCTCCGATCACGGTGTTGATATGTTGGAAGGCCTGCACGATGGCCAACGCGGTCTTGGTGGCCCAGAGTTTTAAATCACCATTATTTTTCAGCTCCTGGACCTTGTTGATAATCGACTCCAGAGAGCCCTTGAGCATATCGAACAGTCCGGCGTCCATGACCGCTTTTTTGAACTCACCCCACAGACTCTTGGCAGTGCTGGTCAACCCTTTCCAGGAGGTGGCAAACTTATCCATGCCGCCTTTATACTTTTCGTTCCAGATGGCGAGCAGGGTCTGCTGGATGATCTCAGGGCTGTTTTGGGCAACGGTCTGCCGCACCTTACCCATGGTGTCGGTCCAGGTGTAGGTGATCTGATCACCGGCAACAGACTGCTTGATGCCGAACTCTTTGAGGCGCTCGCCTTCGCCTTGCAGCGCATCGGCCAGGGCTTCGACAGCCTGCTGCAGCGGCTTTCCCATACTGGCGGACGTATCGCCAACGGTCTTCATGACCTTGGCATAGTCGATGCCGTAGGCCGACAGGGTACGGATCGCCTCGCCGTATTCAAGCACGGTGTACGGCGAGGCCGCGGCCTCGCGGTTGGCGTAGGCGATGGCCTCTCGGGCTTTTTCCAGGCTGCCAGTGGTGGTGGTCAGGCTGGCCTCGAGGACCTCGAAGCTGCTGGCGGTCTCGATAAATGACGAAGCCAGCTTGCCGATACCAAGGGTCGCCAAACCTCCGGCGATTAGACCGGTCGGGCTGAAAAGCTTTTTAGCCAGCCCGCCGATATCGGACAGGCCTTTCCTGACTGACTTGAGGACGCCTTTGGCTTTGTTTTTGGCGCTGATGATCAGCGATATTTTTTTATTCTTGGCCATCTGCTGCCTTCAGTTTGCGATGGGTGTCGCGCCAGACGCGGGTAAAGCCGCGACGGTAGCGCAGCAGATAGATAACCCCTTTAAAAAAGACGCGCATGTCTTACCTCTCACCAGTCACTAATCACGATTCACCAATCACTACCTTTAGAAAAATCCGATGCAGATACCGCCGGAGATGGACAACGAATCATCCCAGCTGAAATCCCCGTCGTCGTCGCCGATCGAGGGCCCGTCGTGTTGCACATCCTCAATCAATATGTGCAGGATATTTCCGGCGATGGTGCCCTTGGTCATTTCGATATCGGCAAGGGCCCCGGCAAAAAACGCCGTGAGGGGCGCTTTGTCTTCTACCCATGGGGTTGTCTTGCATGAGGCGTCGAATTTGGACGAGAACGGCAAATCGCTGATGCCTGCGGAGTTGACCCCACCCCGCTCTCTCCGTGTCGTTAGGGAGAATTCCAGCGATTTCATATTTAAGGACACGGCGTCAAAGAGCAGATTGCATTCGGTACTAAGCAGCGGCTCGGTATCGTCCCACTCGGGGGACAGGCTGTCATCGACATCGCTCTCGGCGCAGCCGATCGACCGGACATCGTAGGTACCTTTAATGACCTCTTTTTCGGTGACGCCAACCTCGAGTTTTTCGGTGACAGCATCGGTGCAATACAGCCGTAGACCATCGAGATACTGATCGACGGTCATATAGCTTTCGGCCTCTGTGCCGAGGTGGTGGAATGTGACACCGGCAGCGATCACAGCCCCATCAGACGGAGCGGCACTGAAATCACGGTGCACGGTGTAGCTGTATGGGCCGGATCCAGACTTACTGTCGATGCGGCGCACCTGGTAGACCTCGCCGATCAGGACGCGCACAAGCTGCCCGACCGTTAGGTCGAGGGCACTGTCAAAGCCGCCAACAGCACCCGATCCTGCCTCTACAGTCCCGGCGGCATTGACGCTCATGGTGCCGAAAAGAGTCTCGAGGAAAGGGCTGAATTCCGGCGGCGTACCGGCAACCCCGCTGCCGCGTAACTCCATCGCCAGAGCCCCCTCTCCCCAGCGGCCACCGACAGCTTTTTTACTCGGCCAACGACTGCCGCGAACCAACCCGCGATCAACAAGGTTCCCCTTTGGCTGGATAAATCCGGAATCCTCCAAAATATCGATGGCATTGCTACCGGCCAGCGTGGCGGCAGTACCCTTTTCGTCCTGCATCTTGGCGTAGACTGTGGTGTTGGATTTACGTTTGATGGTCATGGTGGTTCTCCTATGCTCGTTTCAAAATGTCGAAATCAATAACCTGGAAATAAACCGGATGGAATAACCCCTCATCGTTTTGAGATGACGTAAAAGAGGTGCCTGCCGCTGTGCCGCCGAGGAGGTTGTCAGCCATGACGGCGTTGTCTATGGCTTCCTCCAGGCCGATGGTCTCATCGAGGGCCTTTTCCCTGTCGGGCTGATGAAACCCCGCATAGAGGCGGACGGTGTGGGTGTTGTCCTTGCGGCGGACCAGGCCTTCCTCGGATCGGCGTTCCGGCCTGGTGATCAGCACGATCGGCAACTCTCCGATCAGAACCTCGGAGCGCTGTTTGAAAACCTTTTTGACCGTTAGCGCCTTGCCCCATTTCTCCTGGCAAAAGGCCTGCAGGTTGGCATTGCTTTCCAGAGTGGTCTTGAGATTGTTGAGGGTGTCGACGAAGCTCATTCGGCCCTGCCCTTCTTGTCAAAATACTGAGACAGCAGGGGCGTTACGTTCTGTACGGCTCTCTCGCCGAAAAGAAACCCGAGCACCAACAGGTTGATGGCGAAAATCAAGGCCTTGAGTTGCTCATCTCCCGAAACATCCCAAGCCTTTGAAAACACCTGGTAGTCGATAAGCATGGTTGCAAACCCCCATGCGGGACGCTGGCAACCACGGGCAAAGATGATGACGGGCCCGATAATCGGTAAAGCCTTGAGGTCGGAGGCCGTACCCTCAAGCTGTTTAATACGCTCGTTGAATTCCTTGTCCTGCTCGTTGGCCAGCACAAGCAAACGCTCCTGGCGGCTGCTCTCCTCTTTTTGGATGAGCAGTTGCAGGTCGGCTTTTTCCTTGTCTGACATGGACGGAGGGAAATAATCCTTAACGGTATCGGCAATGGTTTTGACGGCGCCGCCGCCGAAAAAATCCGCTATTTTTGCCACAAATCCCACAAAACCACCTCCTTACGGATGCACGATCCGGATCCTGTCCGGGATGTTTCGACAATCAAAATGCAGCCAGTTAACGTCAGCCTCGATACAGGTGATCATGGCAAGCCGCGGATCGTCTTTGTGCTCGAGGATGATCTGCCGTGCCCGCTCCGCACTGACACCCTTGATATCGCAGTCAAAAGCGTTGCCGAGACGGTGCTGGCTGTACTCCGCACCGATCGCACATGACAGCGGCCGCAAACCGCGGTACTGAAACGGGCCCCCGGAATGATAGTTGTTGACGATCACCGGGGTGTCCTTGCCACGCAGCTCCGTGAAAAAGTCGCGGATACCGTCCAGGGCCTGCAGCGCTGTCGGGTTGAGAAACATCCACGCATGCAGACCGAAGCGGTCAAACGTCTTTTTGTCGACAAGCTCATAGATTTTGAAATGGCGACAGATATACATAGGTCCTCCTCAGTTAACGAGCCAGATCACAACAAGTCCGGAGACGACCGATCCCCCTGCGGCAAGGAACGCTCCGTAAAACATCCACAGTGCCTTTCCGGCGTTTTTACCGGGCTGTTTTTCCAGATCATCGACACGGCCTTCGAGGTGTTTGATCTCTTTTCCCGGGTCAGGTTTGCGTTCCTGTACCTGGAGCCTTGTTTCATGGTCCTTGAGCCATTGCCTGGTGTCTCTTCCCTGCTCGGCCAGGTGTTGTATCTCGACCCTCTGCGCGGCGATGGACTCCATTGTCTTGACCAGGTGATCAAGCTTTTCGTCGATGGCCGTCTGGCGGGTATTCATAATGTGGATTATCGGCTCTTGCTTGCACGGTTCGCCCACTAAAACCCTCCCTTGCGGATTTCACGGTCGATCTCATCGCCGAGAATTGCCACGGCTTTGCCGTCGGATAAAAACTGTGCCGCGGCGTCGGTAATGTAGCGGCGTGGTCCGAACTTGGCCGACGATCCTGTGCCTTCGTGGATATCCATGCCATAGACGGCAGCGTTGAACACCATGGCTTCGTCTTTATCGGCGGTGAAATTCGCGCCATCCATGGTTTTGCTTTCGCCGGGTTGGAGCCAATCGAGACAGCTGCGCAGGTGACCGCTGCGCACCGGTACCGGGTAACCTCCGGCCCCTATATTTGAGGCCTTGGCACCGGCCCCGGAAAGGTTCTCGTGAGCTTCGCGGTGAATCCCCCGGGCGATACGGGAAAGGCCTCTGGCTGCTGCCTTTGGGAGGTTTTTCTCCAGATGACCAAGGCCGTTCAGTACAACCTTGTCGCCCTGGATGTTGACGCGTAGATCCAGCATCAGCCGACCTCCAGACCGCCCAGGGAGGTGGTCTCGGCAAAGTGGGACGAGGTTGCCACCGATCCGGAATACCCGCTGCTGTCGGAGGATTGCCCGTTGACGATGCGGTCGATCAGCTGATCGGCTTCGTCGATGTACTCTTTCCGAGTCTTGCGGACTTTAAAGGCGTCCATGCCATCGGCGGCCTGGACCTCCTGACTCAGGATGACAAACCGTCGTTGCAGCAGCTCGGCGGCGACCAGGCATTTTTCGGCCCGGGTGACATAAGCGGCTGTGGGATTGGATGTGGAGGCATAGACGGTCGATCCGATACGGCCCTCGAGCAAGGCGGCCTGTTCGTCGATCAGATCGGTGACCATGGTGGTAAAAGCCTCGGTGTTCAAGGCAAACATGCCGGCGGAAAAGCCGAGGGCGGTTATATTGGCGGTGGTGATCTTCGGCACAGGGACCTCCAGACAAACGGAGATGTTTCCAAAACCGGCCCGAAGAAAACTCCCCGGGCCGGTTTTGCCTTACGCAACAATCAGCAAGGCCCCTGATTAGCTCAGGCTGCAGCGGCGATGCTGTTTGATCTCGGCGATGGTGCCGTTATACGCACCGGTCCAGACATGGTCGGCGGCGAGCTTGAGCTCGTCCCGCTGTGGCGGGCGGGCGTTGAGGTCTTCCCATTCGCCGCGCTTGTTCTTGCCGCCCGGCAGACTGACGTAATAGCTGGTGTTGGCGATCTTGGTGGTGCTGATCACCCCAGCGATATTGAATACAATCTCGTTGCTGTTGCTGTTGGGGTTTACGAAGCTGCTGCGCAAGGCCTTGAAAATGCGCGCGCGCAGCTTGGGGTTGCAGGTAATGTAAAACTGCGAGTTTTCGTCCACAGCATAGCCGGCGTCGTCCAAGTCCTCGAGGATCTGCGCGCAGGCGTTGTTGATGGTGGTCACATCGTCGGTGTCAAACGACTCGTTGACATCGGCAGCCAGGGCGGCCAGCAGCCCATAGAAAAGTGTGGCCTTCTTGTCGTACCAGCGGCGGATGGTGTCGGCAGTGAGCTCGTCGATCTTGTAGTACTGGTTAAAGCGCAGCCAGTCGTCGAGGATCGGGAACCCGCCGGTGAAACGCAAAAAACTGATGGCGGTTTTGGCGCTGGCCGGCAGATTGGAGAGTTTGGCCTCTTCACCGGCAAGCTGCTGGTAAAAGGTCACCCCGCCGGTGACATCCATGATGTCGAAGCTGTCGTTGGTGCTGGCGCGCATGTCGACTTCGTCGAAAAGCACCTCGTAGCCGCGATCGGGAGTCTTGATGGTGTCGCTCTGGATGAGAACCACGGGGGCCTCGCCCTCGAGGTTGGCATCATGTCCGACGATCTTGCCACCGGCCATCTGGGGTACAGGCTGCTCCGAGATGGTTTTCATAAAATGGCTGACCGCCGCGGCGATCTTGGCCTTGCGCTGGTCGACCGGCACTTTGTCAAGTTGGCTCCAGTCGATGATTTTACGGCCGAACAAATTCATATCGGAACACCTCCCTTAATTTTCCTGCTGCATGACGAGCACTTCGGTGTCGTCATCGGTTGCGGCTTCGACGGTCACGCCGATCAGCGCGTTAGCGGCGGCTTCATCGTCGGTTTTGGCCACGCCTTCGGCGACATCCCAATAAACCTTGGTATTGGCGGCGATGGCGGTACTGACGCCGCTGGCCTTGGGGAAAGCGCTGCGGCCGCGATAGATGTAAATGTTTTCCGCATCGGCGTCGGCATCGTTGACGGCCACCAGGATGTTGCCGTTGACCACGATCACCTCACCGGCCTCGACGGCGGCGGAGTGGGCATACTTGAGGGTTCGCAGGTTTTTGACCGAATCCCTCGGGACTGCTTTTGCCATGACGTATCTCCTCTAAGGTTGCGAGTTAATCCTTCGGGATCAGGGGGTTGTCATCCGCGCTCTTGTTGCCGTCGGCCGATTTGTCGCGGCGCATATCGCCTTTTACCTGGCCGTCGGGGAATTTCTCGATCATGCGGTCTTCCAGGTGTTTGACCTCGGCTTTCAGGTAATCGATGGGCATCGATTCGCCAAAGCTTTTGCATTTTTTGACGGCCTCTTCGGTCTCTTCGCATTCGCCGAGAGCGGCTTTCATACGGGCGAATTCATCGACGAGACTCTGGCGGAATGCTTTACCTTCGTCGGCGAGGGGCTGCAGCTCGTTGACCTTGGCCGTAAGGGTGTTGATCTCGGCGATCTTCTCGCCAAGAGCCTCTTTGACGGCGGCGGTAATGGTGTCGGCGGTGCTGTCGTCCGAAAACTGTTTGCCCAGCAGGCCGCCGAGTTTTGCTACCAGCACTTTCATGGCTTCTTTTCCTCCATCCTCGGGTTTGGGTTTGGTGCCGGCCTTCTTCTGGGCCGTGGCGCCCGGCTGCGCGCCGAGCCACACCAGGCTGGCCTCGGTGGCTTCACCCGGTGCCTGGTACTGCCAAAATAAAATCTGATCGTATTCGCCTTTGACCGCCTCGAGGCCCTTGGCCATAAAACCGATGCTGACATGCCGGTAAACGCCGGCATCGATATTGGCGGTCAGATCCTCGCTGGACGAGGTCTTGAGGACATAAACCCAGCCCCAAACGACCTTGGCATCGTTGACACCGTCAGGCAGGCGGATCTCTTCGCCGGTCAGTTCCTTGAACTGCTCGGGCGTGATCTGCGCGGTCGTGGCGTCGAACCACAGCCCCATGGGCAGATAACTGCCCCGGTCGTGGGCAAAGATAAAACTCTTGCCGGGCAGGGTCCGGGCGAAGTCGTCAAGGATCTCCTCGGGGAAACGCTCGCGGTCGCGATCGACGCCGTTGTGTGCGATCAAATACTTGCGCACATAGACCTGGTCGGCGCTCAGTTCTTTGAGTGCCCAGCGGTTGATCTTGGCCAGCATCTCCGGCGTGACTTCCGCGCCGGTAGCCGCCTTGAACCCGCAGAAAGACTTGTTGTATTCCTGAAGGCGCATCAGATTTTCATCCCCTTGGCGCGCTTTTGCTTGACCACATCGGCGATGGTGATGGGGCCGGTTTTTTTCGCGGCGGGCGGATCTTCGATGACGCCTTGCTGGTCGGTGCTGTCTTCCGGAGCGTTGGCCTCCCGATATGTCTGCCAGGCGTCGTCACGCTCTTGGGCGCTGATGTCAAAGCCGAGAGCGGCTTCGAGGGCTTCGACCTTGGGTTTGCCGCCGCCGGTAAAGTCCTCAGGGTTCAAGGTCTTGATGGCGTCGGTAATCTGCTGCAGTTTTTCGGACATATCATCCTCCGCTTTGCCGTCGGCTTTTTCGCCCTCGGCCCCGCTGCCGGCAAAATCTTTTTTCTTACCGGTGCGGGTACTGCGTCCGATGGTGGTGTTGCGTCCGGCTCGGGCCATGGGTTCCATCCTTTTTCAGTTCTGCTCTGTGATACACGATTTGCACAACATGGTTGGGCCAAGGAGGTGAGAAAAGGGGGAGGCGTTTTTTTGAAAACTTTATTAGGAGATGTTTCTGGTTATCATCTGGTGATAATCAGATACGACATAGATGGGATGGATAGATCGGATAAAGCAAATAGATGGGAGGTAGAGAATAGTGATTAAAAAAATAGCCGGAGTCATTTGACTCCAGCTATAATTTGAGATGCTGTTTAGTTGTCAATATAATCGAGAATATTTTTATTGAGGACATATTCCTTTTTATCTGTGGAGATAATTATTCCCTTTTGCAATAGCTCCTTAATGTCCCTTCTAGCCGTAGCCTTCGATACCTTTCTATAAAGAATCAACAAATGGACATCCTCAAAAAGCTTTTCGAGGTTAAAGCTCATGTTATTTTCTAGCAGCACCCGTATAAGGTCATACTGCCTAACCTTGATTTTCTTTTCAGTTCTTAAGTGATTGTAAAAATCTTTTAGTGCAAAATCGCGAATAAAAAATATAACCTTTTGTTTTATCGAATCGAGTGCTTCAATTGCCATTTTAAAACAAAATTCAAGAAACTTAGTAACATCTTTTCCATTTTTCTCTGAATCTCTAAAGGCTATATAATACCCATCAGTATTCTTATAATATGAGTTTGAAAGCATTTTGGGTAAAAACTTAATATCTGCGCTTCTTAGTATGGCTGCTTCTATGATCCTTGCTGTTCTGCCATTGCCGTCAAGGAAAGGATGGATTAGGCAAAAGTGATAATGAGATAAAAAGGCACGTATAAATACATTTTCTCTTAAAATGTCATCACTGTTTATCCATTCAATAAATTCCTTCATAAGCATTTTAATATCATCAAGACATTTTGGTGCCTTATATACACCTCCATGTTCTTTGTCACCAACCCAAACGACCTCATTTCTATATTTTCCCGGCGTAAGCCTTCCATGATCAAGACCCTTGGTAACAATTTTATGCACCTGACAAATAAAGTCCTCTGTGAGGATAAATACTCCGTCATCATATGGATATTTATTGATAAAATCGTAGGCATTTTTAACATTTCTTACTTCGGTTTTGAATTTGTCAAAAGCTGCCAGATCGTCTGGCTCATCAATGACTTGCTTGACCTCATCTTCTGTTAATGGGTTCCCCTCGAGGGAGACCGTCCCGCGAATTGATTTCACCAAAAGTTCTGGCTTGAGTGACGAAGCCAGGGCCGGGAGTATGGGCAGATCGCTGATGGTTTCGTTGGTAATGGCTGCACGGATCAGCAATGGGATTATCTCAAGCTTGTCATATTCGCTCGAAAAAACGAATTTGCCCGATTTGTGTGTCATAATTTCTTTCAAAATTATCCCCTTTTTGCAAAAAAAAATATAAAATATATGTACGTCAAATCAATATGTTGTAAAGGTTATTGTTTAAAATGATACCAAAAATGTTCACAACCTTGCAAATATTTTTGCACAATACAATAGAAATAACCACCCAAAAAAGGCCGGGATCAATTGACCCCGGCCTTTTAAGTTGTAAAACATGGTTGTTACTCAAGTGCATGTTTGTTCAAGTATCGAGCTCGTCTTTTGCCGGCCGCACGCTGCAGCGGCAATAAGGGTGGGTGTCGCGCACCGGTTTGGGTACTTCGTCGATGGCGTATTCGCCGCGCAGGGCCTGGCACAGATCGCAGGCATCGGGTGCCGGGGCGTAATCTACCCGCTCGACATCCCACGCGCGCCACTCGTCGATCTTGGCTTGCTCGGCGGCCATGATCATTTCAGATCGGGCCAGGCGCTCCCAATCGCTGTTTTTATCGCCGAACAGTTTTTCAAGCCGCCGGGCCACCTCGTTGGGGTTGCTGCCGGTGATCACGTAGGCCTCCATCTCTGGCAGGATCCTGTTGACGATAGATTTGGTGGCGTTGTTTTTAACCAGATCGAAACCCTGCTCGCAAAGGGTGTCGAATACCTCTTTGTTTTTGATGATATCGAGGATCGGCCGATCCTGGCTGATCAGCTGGGCGGCGCGGATCAGTCCGGCGCTGTAGGCCTGGCCGTAGTACCAGCGCAGTGGGCTGTCGGGATCGTCGGGCTTATAGATGCCGATGAAATCGCGCATGGCAGCCATGACCTTGGCGCGTTGCTCCGGTGAAAAGGTAAAGACGTCGGGATCCTCCGGGGCTTTGGCCTGCTTGGGCACACCGAAACCGAGGATGCCTTTGACCCACCACAACAGGGCTTCCCAGTCTTGCTGCAGGCGCTTGGTGTATTTATCCTCTTGTTCGTCGACCTCGGGCCATGGTTCCTGGCGGGTTTCTTTTGATCCGCTATGTTTCAGGCTTTTTTGGTGGGCCTGCAGCAGCTTTTTCCCTTCGATGCTTAAGGCTGATTTTTTGCCGATGGCCAGGTCGTTGATATCGATGGTGATCCCGGCTGCCTCGGCGTTTTGCAGGTAGTACATATCGGCCTGGGCATTGAGGAAGCGCGCCTGGGCCTGCTGCACGACGTCGTGCAGGTTGACCTGCCCCCACTCGAGCCACCAGTCGCCTTTTTTCCAGGTGCGGCCACGCAGCAGCAGCATGGTTTTTACCAGCTTTTCGAATTGTGGCATTTTGGCCTTTTGCCGGGTGGCGACATCGGCCAGGAGCATTTCGGCCTCGGCATTGCTCAGGCGCTCGGTGGTCGACCAGTGCAGCCCGAGCATCCAGGGCGGCAAACCGGTTTTACTGACGATCTGCTCAAGCACGTGACGGGCAGGTATCTCGAGCTGAAGCTCCTGTCCATCGGAGCCGATAATATCGATTGAAATGTCGCTGTCTTTGTCGATGGCCCGGACAAAATCGGCTGATTTGCCTTCGCGCTTGGCGCGGATCGCGGTGTTGAATTCCGTCTCGATCTGGTTGCGGCGGGTGGCGTGGTCGGCGCCGTCGCGTTTGCTGGTCTTGTAGATGATGGAGAACGACGGGTCCCCGAACCGCTCCCAGACGTTGAGCAGGCTGTTGTGCATGGTGGCCAGGATCTGCGCGACGAACTCGCAGGATCGGAACAAAGGCGTGCCGTAGGGGTTCTGGTTTTCCGCATCGATGCTGAAATACATCAGGCTTGACGGGTTGAGCATGGTGTACTGCAGATCGTCATCGGCCTTTTGAAAGATATCGATGCCGCCGGCGCGGCGGCGTTTGAACTTGATGAACTTGCTGTCGGCCACCCGCAGTCCGATGATGTCGCGGCGCTTTTTGTCGGGGACGAATTCGCCCAGGCCGAAACCCTGCTCAAAGGCCTCGTTGGTCAGGCTCTGATGGTAGGCCTGCAGGCCGCGCTGGATGTCGTTGACCGGGACGTGATCGATCCATTCCTGTATCTCATCGACCAGACTGTCTTTGTAGCCCTTGACGACAATATGCCCATCAAGTGAGACCAGTCGGCCGATGGCGGCATCCATAATCGGGATGGCTTCACGCAGGAATTCATAAAAGCTTGCTTCGACTTTACGTGGGACGAAGTTGCGAAAGTACGGTGTAAACGGTCCTTGCCCGTCGTTGGGCCGGAGCTGGTACCCGCCGGTTCGGCGCGGCTCGTTGGGGGCTTTGGTAAAAACGCTCCCGAACGGCATGTATTTACGGAAAATCTCTTTCATGTTCATGCAAAAATATCCTCCGTGCCGTCGCCCGGCAGAATGATGCGCAGGGTCAATACCCTGTCGGCGTCGATGAGGTGATCGTCTTCTTTTTTAAAGATCCGGTGGCGGGTGCCTTCGCGGTAGGTGTGGTTCGGGTAATAGAGCATGATGTCGGGGTCGTTCGGATACTCGAGCTCCTGGCGTTGCATCTTGGTCACCAACAGGTCTGTGGCCAGCTCTTTACCGGTCAGCTTGACGGGTTTTTGCGTATGGGGATCCAGCAGCACCTCGCCGTCTTCGTTGACGGCTTCGTAAGTGGCTCCGAACTGATAACCGCTGAGGCGGTCTTCGTATCCCTTGGTGGCGTATTGCTCCTGATTTTGCAGGATGTGACACACGGCGCTGCCGGCGTTGCCGAAGTCGAGGCCCCATCCCATGGTCATCTTGCCGCCGTCAAAGACATCGTCGAGGGCGTCGATGGCCTCGGCCTGCTGATCGTAGCTGACGCCCTTGAGCTGGACCCGCGCAATGGTGCGGTGGATCTTGCCGAATTTCAGTTTGATCAGGATCTCGGTCGGGTCCTTGCTGAAGCCGAGGTCGGCGCCGCCGTACCAGAGCGCCGGGGCTCCGGTGAAAAGGCTCTTGATCTCGGTGCGAATGTCGAACTTGCTCTTGGGCAGACGCCGATCGAAGAGGATGGTCTCTTCGTATCCGCCGCGCTGGCCGTCCTCGGCTGGCGGTCCGGGCCGGTACTCGGCGGCAAACATGGTGACTTCGCCCTGGGAGTCATCGACCAGGATCTTTAACGCCCGGTAGGCGGGCAGGTCCTTCAGGAGTTTTGAGAACTGGTGCCAGGGGAAGACAGAATTTTCCGGATCGCCCCAGTTCCCGAGGACGTTTTGCTGGTACCCTGGAGAATCTTCGCCACCGTACTGGTCGATGTAGAAACGCCGCCTTTGCTCGCTCCAGAAAGGATGCGGCATAAGGGTTTTTGCCCACTTGAATTTGCGAAAGGAAAGGCTTTTCGTGAAATCATCGCTGTCCTCTTCGAGTTTGCCGTCGGCCTTTTGGCTCAGGCGATAGGCTTCGCAGGAGCGATCGCCGTCGGGTGTTCCGTAAAGCTTGTAGGCGCAGTCTGGCTTGCCGGCGCGCCAGAATTCCTTGAAGATATCCGGGTTCTTGGCTTTGGGAATCTCGTCCATGATGCAGGCGGTGCGCACGTGGACGCCGCGAAATGCAGTGCCGTCAAACCCTGCCGGGCGAAAATCGATCTTGAATCCGCTGCCGAACTTCATGCTGTGGTGCGGGTGTTTGCGATGCTCGCGCAGGCTGGATTTTAGATCGGGGTTGAAATCGAGTTGCTCCTCGATCGCGTCGATGATCTCCATCAGGTGGACGAATTGCGGAGCGCCGACCAGGGCACTGCCGCGGTATTCGGTAAAGGCTTTCCACATCAGATAGACGAGGATCTCGCGCGTCTTGCCGACCTCGGCGCCGCACTCGTGCAGGGTATTGCCTGGGTAGCGTACCGATTCCTGCTGATAATCCCACAGGCTGTAGGGACGGTCTGGGTTGTCCGGCTCTCGCAAAAAGGCGGCGGCCCACAACACGGCATCGGCACAGATGCAGGCAAGCTGGAATTCATCGAGCGATTCAAAGCCGAGAGGCATCTCGCCGCGGGCAAGCTGGTGATAGGTCCAGTCCCACTTTTGCATCCAGGCTTCGAAGTCCTCGCGCGGCACAAGGATGCCTTTTTTCAGATCGTCCAGGGCGATCGGCTCCTGGATATCATGCGAAGGGCGCACTGCGCGCACCGCGGCCGATGTCATCCTTTGCCTTCCTGCGGTTTCGTTTTGCGAGCCACGCCGCTCATCAGATCGGCGAGGGACTTCAGGCCCTCTTCCTCGCCTTCTTGCTTGGCGATGGCCTTGGGCGTGATCATGAATTCGTTCGGATGCATGCCGAGATCGGCGATGAGCTTCGGCAGGGCCTGAAGCGCCGGATGCATCACATATTCAATCTGCAGGCCTTGTTTGGTCATCTTCTCGCGCTTGAGTATGGTGCCGTCCTGGAGGATGGATTCCTGCATGTCCTGCAGGATCTTCATACTGTTGGCGATAAGCAGGGCGCTGTAGCCGTTGAAGTCGTCGGTGGTTTGGGTGCTGATCGCGGAATGCACGGCGCGGAAAAACTGCATCAGCTCCGATTTGTCGAGGCAATCGCCACCAGGGGCGGTCATGCCGTCATTGACCATGGAACATGGATAATTCGGGCAGCTGGACTTGCACGGTTTTAACCGGTTGGCAAAATCCTTGGCATAAAGGCCGTGCTTGTAGTTATTGCGCACGCCCTGCATACCTGGTTTTGGCTGCTGTGCTGCCTGGCGGCGCTGCTCAAGAGCGGCATCGCTCATGGTGTACTTGCGCCGGCGCGTAACGCGCAGATCCTCAGGGATGCCGGTGGCTTCGTCGTTGTTGTCTTCTGGCGGGATATACGTTTCTTCCGGGATGTCGGACATGGCGGTCTCCTTTTGCAGGCCATTGCCGCCAAACTACCCGTAAATCAAGACACAGTTGGGCCAAGGAGGTAAAAGAAAAGCCCCTCGAGGTGAGGGGCCTTGGAGTGTTCATATAAAACTGCTCGTGCGAATAAATGCCTTTCGTAGCATTTCAAGGGTTTTTGACCATCCATATCGGCCAGACAATTGGACTCCGTCTATCTCGACACGATAGCAATCAACCCGGTTGGATCGCTTGAGGACAATTTCGTGGCGCAGTGTTTCGCCGCTATCATAGTCCTCGACAACAATCCGGCGTCGTATCATCGGAAGGTCTGGAGGGTATTCCGGCGGGTCGCCTGAGAGCCGCTTTTGTTCCTTAGCTGCACGGGCCCTGGCCATGTGGTCATTGAATTTTTTACTTCCACGTCTGCGTTTTCTGTACATAGCAACCTTGCACGGTCGGCATATTCTACTGTTATGCGTAAAACTCGATCATGCATTTCGAGTCGCACACATATCTGTGCATCTGCCTGCTATCCATGCAGACTTTCATTTCTTTTACTGGCCTCTCTGTTCCGCATGTGGCACATCTACGCATAACCAGCCCATCCACGGCGGACTTGCTACCAGCGGGGGTATTCAAATTTTCTTCACTCAAAGTTGCCTCCGTTAAAGTTTTTTGGCTATTGCTTTAAAGCCGCAAGCCCGTGATCTATATCGTTAGCAATGCTTGCATGCCGCACATGGGTACTCAAGCTCGTCCGTATGGTGGTGCAGGCACTCCTTGCATGGCACCTTAAAATCCGGTTCGCATTCCGCGCCAGGGGCGAATAAGTCTCGCTTCTCACGCATTGAGATGTTCCCGGCTAGGTCCGCTCGAATGTAGGCAACGGCTTTCGGGTCGTCGCTACTTGTCAGCTCCATGTATCCGGTGGCAGAGCCATCGTCACGCATGTAAATTAATTCTGCTGTCATTTATATTTCCTCCAGTGTTTTTGCTAACAAGGCGCTTGATCGGAGCTGCGCGCAGCCAGTTCAGCGAGGCGTTAGCAAGCCAAAGGGGCAGTCGTGGCGAATCCAGCAGCCGCCCTGTGTCCTCCCCCACCATGCTCACGGCAGAGTTCGGCCACGTCGAAATCCCCCCGCGAGCGCAGCGAATAGCTCCGCTGGCCGTCTCCCCGGTCGCAGTACATCACCGCGAACGGCGCGTCAGGGTGAGCCTTCAGCAGTTCGTGCCCGACCTCGGAAATGTTGGCCGAGCAGTTGACCACCGGGGCTGAGTGCCCGAAGAAGTCAATGACCCGCGCATCGCGGAGGGCCGTCTTGATCTGGTTGTCCCGGAATGCCTTAATCGCCGTCCCATCCGCCACGGCGGTTGGCAGATCGAAGCGGTCCCACACCTCGAAATCCCACGGCAGCGATGCAATGTAGAGGTTCACCTCTTCCGAGTGCGGCAGCTCGAATTTCCACAAGTCGCGGTCCTGCACATAGCGGAGGATCGACGGCACAGGCCAAAACGGGTTGCCGTGCTCCCAGGCCAGAACAGCCCCGCTTTTGTTCATGTCGAACTCGGCGAACATCAGCCCGGCCAGTTCCTTTTCTGCCGTCTTGTGGTGGTCAATGACCACGATGGAGCCAACCCCGAACCTGCGGGCCAGTGCCAGGGTGGTTTCCCGGTCATACGAGAAATCCACGATATACAGGCAGTCCGTTTCCTCCGGCAACTCCGGCACGGGTTGCCCGTACTGCACAGGGATGAACTTGGCCTCCTGGTCAAACGTCTTCCAAAGGGCGTAAGCTGCCCCGAATCCATCGGCGTCTGCATGGTGTAAAACGGTAATCATCTGAAATTGCTCCTTTCTACAAAGGCTTTGCTAACCATACGGTCAACCGGATCGGCGCGAAAAGCCACGCCTCACCGGTTACCTTTATCGTTATACCCACTTAATCGCCACCCACCCATAAACCCTCTGGCTTGGTGAGTAGCCTTGCCCAATTGGCAATAGAGGTGCCTGGCTCATATATTTCAGCTGCCAAGTGGCACGTTCTAACCAGCGAAACTCGTTGCCAATTTTTTTAGGCAACCACAAAAAAGCGGTTTTATTCATGGTGTCGCCTTCTTTATGATCCTTTTTAAGCTTCGTTTTAAGCCGCACAAGCATGCTCCTTTCCTATCCTTTTTCCAAAATGCGCCTAACATGCGTATCCGTGATTCCAAATCGTGCGGCCAATTCCTGATGGTTCCGCCCATTGAAAAGAATGCGGATACGGTCATCCCTCTGCTGCCTCTCAAGATCCGATAAGGTTGGTACCCGCAGCCTCATCCCCCCGGCTTCTTCATACAACGCCCTGACAATTGCCTCTCCTGTCGCCTGCCCGTATTCCGATACCATTCTGTTGCCGAAGGCCTGGATGGCGTCTCGGCCTTCCCACCAGTGGTTACCGTTACTCATCCAATCCCTCCGAACTCCAGACTTTCGTAAAATCATTCCAGTAAGCAGCAAGGCTAGGGTATTCCCTATGGATCCTCCCGCGGGAGGGGATATATCTATCGGTTGTGCTGATTTGTTTATGTCCGACCCGCTCGGCGATCGCGGCAATGTCATAACCGCGGATATGTCGGAGATCGCTGATATGGGTTGCGCGAAACATATGTGGCGTAATGCGTGCCTTGCGGATCTGTGCTTGTTTGGCCAAGGCTTTTACCAGGTGATCGATGTCAGATTGCTTGAGGGATTTCCCTTGACACTGATCGCCTTTGCGAAAGCTTACGAACAGTGGATCGCTAGGGCCGGCCCCATGCGAAAGCCGGATGGTAAGCCATTCGCGCACGATGATGGAGGGAGCTTTCCAGAGATAGACAGTGCGGAATGAATCCTTTTTTGTTTTGACGATATTGACATCAATGCGTTGTCCATCGTCGACCAGGTCGGCAATAGCGAGGTTGCAGACCTCGCCGTCGCGCAAACCTGCAAATGCCATCATGATCAGGATCGCAACATCACGCAGGCCCTTGCTTGTCGTTATGTCGCATTGGCGAAAAAATCGGTATATTTCGCCCTTGGTGTACTTCTGAACAAAGGTGCGCCGTACCTTTGGTTTTGGGATGTCTTCAGTTAAATCTTTATCAACCTCACCCTCATAAACGAGCCAGCGAAAAAGGTGCTGCAAGGCTGTTGTCTTTGCGGCCCTGGTTGCATTGCTGTTGCCGCGGTAGAAAAGATGTTCGAGCCAGGCTTCGATATCCTTTCGATGTACCTGGCGTGGATCCGCAGGGCGGCCTGATTCGACGGCCCAAGAAAGAAACTCATCGACCTTGGCACGGTATGCCTTGCAGCTGTCCTCGGATAAAGCACGGAGGATCCGCATATGTCTCTGCCATCTGTCCAGGAGTTCGGTCACCATTCCCCCCGCACCCCCCGCTTTTGGAAAAAACCATGGGATTTAGCCCAATACTGAAACGCAGCTGGGCGGGCGGGCATAGCCGTTTGCTCTGAATCTTTTGCAGGGGGGGTGGGGAGAACGTCTCCAGTAAGCCCCATGACTTTATCCTTTCTTGATATAACCGCACAGTTCATCATCATAAACACCTGCAACCTATTGATCTTCCGTTCCCATCATGAGAGTTAACCGCATAATTTATAATTATGTGCGGTCTGCATTTCGCTGATTTCGTCTATCCTGTTAACCACGTGTAAAAGAAAGGTTGACAATGCCGCATAACAGACCACCTAACTGGCTGGAACCACGAAACAATCCTTTACCTTTTAACCTGTTCCCCTTAACCTAAAAGAATCAGCTTTCTTTCTGGCCATTTCCTATCAACCCTTTGAAATAGTGGTGCAACCTCGGATCTTCTTAGCGTTTTTGGCACCTTGGGAAGACGCTATTTGCTGCACCACTTGCACCATTTAAGTTAAATGCTTGAAATATCGAGGTTTTTCCCGTGGTGCAAGTCCAGAAACGGCCAGACAGTAGCACCACACTTGCACCACACTTGCACCACACTTGCACCACCACTTGCACCACGCTTTTTATCAATGAAATCAATAATTTAACTTAAAAGTGGTGCAAGGGTGCAAGTTCTGAGAAAAATGTCCCGGGATGACGCAAAACGCTAAGAAAAAAATAAAAACAGCCCGTTTTGGTGTTGCTGATCATCTTTCATAGTATGTGCACCTGCTTTTCATAGAGACTTGCACCACCCGCAACTGTCATCTGACCAGCGTGTGGCGGAATTTCAGGAATCTCCGGCCGCGCACGATTCGAAAATAAGGCTCCTTGCCCTCCGACGTCACCAGGTCCCATCCACCTTTGGCAAGTAACTTCATATCGTTTTTCAGGCGCGAGCCAAACACCGCGGCATTCCCGTAGGGATTGCGGGTACCGCTGTTGCGGCAGAAACGATCAAAGGCATGTACCAGGTCGGCCGATGTCGCGGTGAATTCGATGTGAGCCATCGTGTATCGCTCACCCTGGTCGTCATGCACTGTCTGAGGTTTTGTTTTGATCAATGTCAATCCGTATTCCTGGTGTTCCAGGACAAAAACCTCATCATCGTAGCCATCGTAATGCTGTGGGGTAACATTCTTGTTCTTCAGCGTCTGCAGGTATTCCCTCACCAGGCCGTCGAGAAGCTTCAGGATGTCGTTGCTCGTGACTTCCGTGTCCTTGGCTTTTGCGTTCTGTTCCTCGATCCACGCCTGGCGGATCTCCTTCGCCCCGGTCTCCAAACCACTCATCAGGTCATAGGGTCCGTACCATGGGATATATTTCAGCACCTGATCAAGAACAAGCATCAGCAGCGCCAGGTATTCATTGGTGCGTTCCTTGGCGTGTCCTTTGTATTCTCTCCGTAAAACGGTGATAAAGTCCTTGCGTTGATCCAGGTTCGGCAGGATGTCTTTCTGGATAAATTTCAGGAGCGCAGACAGGATGAGATCCCGCTGCTTTTTGATCTGTGACAGCACATCAGATTCATAAAAGCCGTCACTGCCCCAGCGGCCGACATCAAAATAGATGTCGTATGTTCGGTTGATCAATTCAGGGAGAGTGAAGGGCTCAATAGCCGTAATGCAGCCTAGCGCTCGCGGCGCTTCCTGTGTCGTATCGCTTTCCGTGCCGCTGGTGCGTTTCTCTTTCTTGCCCCGGGTAGCCAGCAACAACAGGAACTTTTGCATCGTTCGCGTGATGTCTTTACCCTCGAGGTTGTCGATGACCAGCAAGGGGTTTTGCGCCGCCAGCGAATATGCTGCAGCACCTGTTGGATCCGACAGTTGCTCATCACCGTACAACAGCGTGGTGAACAACTTTGCAGCAGTCGATTTCCCGCCGCCGCTTGTCCCGCTGAACTTCATCAATCCTTGGTACGGTGCAAACCCTGACAGGAACCCAGAGATCAGCCAGCACAAGATGAAATAGCGTTGCTTGCGCTCGCAAACCAAGTTGTCAACCACAAGCTCCTGGAGCGCTTCCATACCCTCATGGATATCGGCATCCGGCAGCCAGTTAAACGGCATGATCTTGTCCGACTGCGACAGCAGGATATGATCATCATTCATCCCGTTCGGGATCTCCTGGATCCCCGCCGGCGAAATTTTCAGTATGCGGTTATTCGGGCAGTTGAAATTCAGGTAGATCGCATCCTGGATATCATCCGTATAGATCCACTGCGCCCGATCGATCCGACGGCCACTGTTGTATGCGATGCACCGCAAGGCCTCCCATACACTGTTCCCAGGAGCCCGCGTGTAAAGAAGCCTCGTCATGCGGTGCATCAGACTGTTGAAAGCCGTATTATTCGCCACCTCAAAGGTGCGCGCCTTGAAAATCAGGTAAACCGTATCGGTCCCATCAAAATAAAAACGGCCATGACGCGCGAAATAGCGGTAGATGATCTCTGCAATCGCGTTTGGATCCGCGTCTCGCTCACTCTCCAAAAGCGTAAAATAGCGGTCAAGTTCTTGGCGCAGATCCTGACTACCTTCAAGTTGCTCCTCCAGAGCTTTTTTGCTGAACCCAAGCTTTTCCAGCTTTTCAATGTAGATTTGCTGTTGAATCTCCGTCTGCAGAGCAATTCGAGAGAACACCTTACGCGCCTTCAACGCCTCGAGCTTCACCTCGAGATCCTGCAAACGGCTGACCTGGAGGATTTCCCAAGATAAATAATCAAGGGATTCCCTCATCAACCGTTTGATCTCTGCCCGAGTATCCCCAGAAAAACCTCGCAGGTAGTCATCCGGGTCGTTTATCTCATCCGGATACACCACAATACGGATATCGAGGTCGGGCAACCTCTGACAAATCTTGCGCGCATAGCCCTTACCCTTTGAAAAAGGCTGCTCCGGATGTTCATCGTTATCCATCCAAAGATACAGCTTTTTGCCACGCGCCCTGGCCCCAAGAGCCTTGATTTGTTCGTCCGAAATCTGCCCGATCAGGCCGATCACGTTTGTTACGCCAGCATCCAGCACCGACGCCAGGTCGTTCTCCCCTTCAACCAGCAGAATTTCCTGAAACTTGTCCAGAGCGTCCTGATTGTAAAAACGCCACTCTTTGTGCCGAAACTCCGATGACAATTGAAAGTTCCGCTTCTTTTCAGGGTCCTTCTGGGTGAAATGCACCACCCTGCCCTTATAGAAGTGCGGGAAAAGCACCAGGCCCCGGCCAAAAAAGTCCACGGCCCTTTTCTGGCCGTCAAACTCCCTTTCCATTACCAGGCCAGACGCAAGGATGTCCTTGTCCTCAAATCCTTGTGAACGCAAGTGATCAAGCAGTCCACCATCTGAAAAACCGACTCGAAGCCTGTCGGATGTCTCAGGCTTATGCCCGCGCTGCTCAACAAAATAATTTTTGCCACCATTTTTAAGGAAATGGTCGTGGTAATAATCCACCGCCGCCAACCGAACCTTGTCCACCTTGCTCAGGCGAATGCCGCTACCTTTCTTGCGCTTCTCCAACTCGATACCCGCCAGATCCGCGGCCATTTGCAACGCGCCGGCCTTGTCAAGCCCGTGATACTCCTCCAAAAAGGTGAAAACATCCCCGGATTTATCGCACTGAAAGCATTTGAATCCGTCCTTGCCCTTTGGGATGGAAAAACAATCATGCCCCTCGCAAAACGGACATTTCTCAAGATGCGCCTTGCCCATTTTTAAGTGTGTCTGCCCTGTGATGACATCCTGTATATTCAGCGCCGCTTTGACTCGCTCAAAATCACTCATTGCAAAAATACTCGGAATAAGAGGTTAAAGAGATTGTTCGATGGATTCGAAACGCTCTTGCATATATCGTTGAACAGTGACCGGTACACGATGCACACCACAGAACTGTTTAGTACATGTGATGATGCGGAATGAGGCACCATGTTGATCGGCCAGACCACGGTATGGCTCTATTTCGCTCCGAGTCGCAAAAACATCGGAGACAACAACCGACTCGCCCCTGGCCAGAGCAAAATCCGTCATGATCCATACCCAGCGGCATGCTTGATCCCATACTTGAGCGTCAAACCGATAGCGCCCCTGCGTGTCGCAGAAAAGGTGATCCGGTTCATAATGCAGATGGTTTTTAAACTCTGTTTTCGCCCTGGTGCTTTTGCCGCTGCCAGGCAATCCTCGAATGATTACCAACTCCGTTTTCGACATCTCTTTGCCTTTTGAATGAAAACGTTTAAGGCACATCACCCCTCCCTGGCGATCAATTCACAATGCCCTGGCATGACAAATACTTTACGGGGCTTGATATGCTCGTTGATATATTCCACCTTAATTTTCGAGCTACCGAGCCGGATCACCCTTGCCTCTTCCGGTTCGAATTCGTCCGGCCTGTCGTTAACCTCGACCGTGTCGCCAAGCTCGACCTTTTCACCGTCTCCATATTCAAGATGCGCTTCGCCCACCTCCAGCACTTTTCCCCACATGCGGCATTGCGGACAGACCACAGCCGTCGGATGCTCATATTCACGCCCGTCGGTTGTGCGCCGTTTTTGCTTGTTGCGTACCACGACAAATTGGCCATGCCTTTTGCACAGACCGATGATCTTTAACTTGTTAGACACCCTGTCACCTCGCTATCTATCTTTCGGCATTTCCCCAAACGGACCCTCGATAAACGGCACCTGGTAATCACCTATGCACCTTGTGCAAGGGATGCAAATCCATTCCGGTTGAGGATCACTATCAAACCGCTCAACCCTTTCCACGGCGTCACCCCTGCGAATCCATCCAGCCATCAATTTGGCCGTTTCTTTTTCACAACCAGGGTCATCCCAAACCATGGCGGATACCTTGCCGCAAGGTCTTTTCGCCATATACATAAAGCCGAGTCTTTTACCCATCACGCCACCTCCCTGCCCATCTCGCTCTTGATCTCAACGGCATAAAGCCGGGACATCTCCAACCAGGAACGCAGATAGACAAGCACCTGACCCTTAAATCCATCATCGAACACCCCGTTTTTCCATAAGGCATCGACATCACGCTCGGCGGCCCGCATCTTTTTGTAAAGCTCCGACTGTTGCTCTGCAGCCCACTCAGAGATGCTCCTTTCACCACGGGCCAAGATGTCCCCGTAGCGCTCTTCAAACACCTTGGCCGCCTGAGTATGCTTCTCACGATAAAACTTTGTGCAGGCCTCAACGCTCACAGGATCCTCAACTTTTCGATGTAAGCCCTTACCGGTCCGCAGCTGCCCCCGAAATCATCCTCCGGTGTTTCCTGCCGCAGATAGCCCTTGGCCTCGATCAGATCCCCAGGATTCGGCTCGTCAAGAAACTTCTCCGCCTGGTTCCACAACTCAAATGTTTCAACCGGCTGGCCGTCTCGGTCGATCTTGAGCAAAAGACGTTGTCCAGATGAGACACTCTGCGCCTGATCCACCAAACCCTTGAGGATAAAAGCCGCCCGAGGTTCGCTGTCTCGAGGCTCCCACTGAAAGCATGTAAAGTTGCTCATCACCTCATTACGGTCGTTCCAGTACTGGCCAAAGAAGCCCTTTAACCAAAAGACCGCATCCTGGTTCTTCTTGAGACAATCAAGAAATGGCTCGAAACGCTCCGGTCTCCACATCCGGCAATACGCCCTTACCGATCCGCACTTGCTGCCCGATACATTGACCGTAAAAGAGATATATTCACTACCTCCACTTGATGTATCCCTCTTTATTCCATCCACCACCCGACCAAATACGTTGCAGGCGTTGAAATGCTTTTGAGATCTCAATGCTTTCTCCTTTATTCGATGTCACCTGCGAGGCAACCACGTCTGTGCCCGAGGGATCGCGTGTGCCCACAATGTCGGCATGTTTCAACTGTCTTATTCGGGTCCGACATACGCTCCAGTCTTTCTGCTATGGTGATTACCTGGCCCTCGTCGTCCAACAAATCACGTTTCCATACCAACCTTTCAACGATTTTCACCAGTTCCTTCGCCTCCCTGGCTGTCGTCAAGCCCGCCTCGACACGGGCGCATATCTCTCTGAAATTCTTTGTTGGTGTCACAGGGCCCCCACTTTCTCCATCTCCTCCTTGGTAGGAGCGGTATAGATCAATGTCGCGGTCATGCTCTTATGGCGCAGCTGGCGATTCGCCAGCAGCAGCTTTTTGTCCCGCTCCTCTTCGTTCAGATGCCGGACATCGTCCATGATCCGCCGGCCCTTGGTATGACGCAGGCCATGCGGCGTGATCCGCTCGACGCCAGCCTCGCGACACCATTTGTCCACCAGGTCGTTGAAAGTGCGAAGCGCCAACCGGTTACCCTTTTTCGAGACAAACAGTGGGGCATCGTCTGTCATGTCCTCGCCCCATTTCCGTTTCAGTTTCAAAAAGCGCTGCAGTATGTCCTGCAGCTCCACCGGGATGCTTAAGCTCCCCACAGCCCCCTTGGCCGCGATGTGCTCGTCGATCTCCAGCGAAGTCGCGCCAAACACATCGCCCACATTCAAGGCCAGCGCCTCTCTGCGACGCAGTGCCAGCAGCCGGCAAGTCTTCAGCAAGACAAAGTCCCTCTCCGCCTGCTTGTCCTTCAGCCGCTTCAGATGATTAAACAGCTTTTTTTCCTCGGATTCGGTCAGGTAGTTTTCCCCGGCCTTGGTGCGTATTGTCTGCATGATGCCTCTCCTTTCATGCGCCTCAATGACTTACGTGGCAACCGGTGAGGCATCCGGCGTTCGGTAGCGAGCCTAGCCACGTAAAAGGATTAATCAATGATGTGACACAGTACGTCGGACAGCCCTTTCCAAAACCCCCTCCACGCCGCGGTAATAAAGCGGCACATAATCACGGCATTCAGGCACCGATTTCCCCTTGCCCATGGCAAAAAACGTTTCCCGCTGCAGATCACCTTCATCAGGGCAGCGCCACCGATTCCGGCAGGTCATGCAGGCAGCCTCAGGCATGCGCCAGGTCCTCCACCGCCGGGTCGAGGTTCGCGGCCGTCCGAGCTAAAAGGTTCATCCTTTTGATCAAGGTTCCACGAGACGGGTCTCGCGTCCCGAGCGTTGCAAGTTGCAGCTGGCACGCAGCCACCTGACGGAAAGCATCCAGCGCCGTCTCATCGACCAGAGAAAACCCAACCGGCGCGTTAAAATGCTCCGACTGCATGATTTTACGGACCCGTTTCACCGCATCGAAAAGCTGCTCGAGCACGATGCGCTTTTGTTCCATCGTATCTTGATCAGTCACCTCGCCGATCAGGTTCACCACCTGGCGAGCTGCACGGTTGGTCTTCCAGTTTTCCCGGATCCAACCACGTTCTTTGATCGTCAGATCCAGATCGTTCAGCAGATCATCCAATTTCGTTTGCAAATCAGACATGCGCGTACCTCCTGTAATCCGGACAAGACCGCTTAGGCGGCTCAAGATCGTCAGAGATCGCCTCGATCTCCTCGTGGGAATACTGCTTAACCTGCCTGGCCACCCGAGAACGGATCCTGTCCTCTGCTTTATGCATTTCTTGAATAAGTTGACGTTCAGCCCCCACAAAAACCTCCAATCGTATGACAAGCTATCAGCAAAACGCCCATAGCCACGGCAACCGCAGCCACACCATCAAGGACCCTGTTAACAACCGACATAAGCCACCTCGCGACCAAGATCCGACAACGGCATGCTTTCACCGCCCGGACCATCCTCGAGCAGATCCAGGGCATGCGGTTCGCAACTTGGGCAGATTCCATGTGTCGGACCATCACATCCCAGACCCGGCTTTTGCCCGTAAACCGCTCCGCAAAACATACACACGCGATCGATCATCAAATCCCCCTTGTTATCGAACCGCCGGCCGGCCAGGAGTCGAAACCGACCGACGGCCGTGGTAGCTGCCCTTTTTCCACTGACCGGGAGGGCACTGAGCCCGGTTTACGATGAAATGGATAGTTCAAATCGCTCAAGTTCAACGCTCAAGCGAGATATAAAGGCTTTTGTGGTATCAATGGCGTCGCGGATAGCCTCTCCCGGCGTGTCGCCGTGCCCCTGAATCATGCCGCTGCCGCCGCGAAAAAATTCGGGCCAAAGGTGGATTACTGCGTGGTAAGGGCTGCCATAATCGCGATTGCGGTGTTCCTTTAATTCACCGACGACTTTTCCGTTTACAATGATCTCTGAAAGGTCTGTCGGCGGCCGCTTTTTTTCGACAAAAGATATGTTCATCGTTTCTCTCCTTTTGAAAAATTCCCGGCGGGCGGTCAGACCCGCCGGGCACACAGGGAGGCAGCCCGTTTTGAGGTGAGAGCCGACCAGGCGGGCTGACCTGTGACGGCTAGGGAGCAGCAGCGGATCTCTCCGCCGCTGCGGTGACTGCGCTTTCCAAAAAGCCAAGGGTTTTACAGGTGTTGCACACCAGGAGAACCCTGACCCCAAACGGGGTGATTTCATTTATGGGATGCACAGGCCCGTGCATTTTTCGACCACATATAGGACAAAACTCTGGGACGACGATCGGTTTCAAGCGTCTGGATTCTGACAGATTCAATTTCGCAAGACGTTTTCTAACCCTGCGCCGGTCCAGCCATTTGCGCGCCCATCCGATCATGACTTCCTCGTTTTTTGACGACTCTTAACCTGCCTGTTGCGCTCTCTGATTGCCGCAATCGGATCCGGAGCCGAGGCAATCTGTGTTACCGTCAGGCCACCGTCAGGCAATGCGCCGTTGTTCAGCAGTTTTAGGATTTCCCGGTTTTGCTCCCGGATCTCTTTCAACAACTCGCGATCGTCGGCGTTCATCGTTATCCTCCCTCGACCATCCGTGTCAGGGTCGCCACCTCAGCCATGACGTCATGAGCTTCCTTGACAATCTGTTTTTTCTCGTCGTTGCTCAGGTCGTCATCATCCAATGCGGCAGCGGCCGCAGCAAAGAGTTCGCCTGCCTCTTTCATCGCGGAACACAACTGCTTTGATATGTCCTTCAATTCATAAGATCTTGGTACAGGAGGCATAAAAAAACCGCCGAAACGCTGCGCCAGATAGTAGACAGGCGCAAGCGCATCGGCGGCGGGGGTGCCGAGGTTGAGGCTCTTATCGATCATCGACTCGATGCGGTCCAGGTCGTTATACGCACCCGAGTCCGTATAATCCGAAGTCGGCAAGGTCCAGCGATAAATCAGATTGATCGACCTTCCCGTCGCCTTGGCGATATCCTCATGATGACCGTTTACACAGCGCCTGATAGCATCGTGCGATTTCATAAAAAACCCGCTCCCTTTTTAATTTCACAGGGGCCAAAACCCCGCCATACTGATAAGTATGAAATCAACCGTTCGAAACATGGCTGCTCATAAAAACCAGCAAGTTGTCCTTTTCCAGTCGGCGCATAACCTGGGCCGCCTGGCTTCCCTTACGGGTGCGTCCGCGCTTGCCGCGCAACGCCAGGTAAAACGTATCCGGATGGATCTTGATATGGCGGCAATACGCCCGGATCGATTCATGCTTGGCGCGCACCGCGTCCAAGGTGGCAGAGACATCGACTTCACGTATACGTGCTTTTTCCATTGCGAAAACCCTTATCTGTTGCTAATGTCAGTAGTGACAATCAGGAGAATCACCCCTTGTCACCAGCAACCCCGTTGCATTCTGTGAATGTTGCCATCGAGATTTCACGATCATCAGCAGGCGTCGGAAGAGTAGGTTTAAACTCTTTCACTTCACCGAGATCGTCGATGGCTTTGGCATGCATGCCTGCATCCGTTAAGGCCTTGCCGATAATGTGCAGAATGGTTGTCTTTCCTGAGCCGCTGCACCCATAAATCTCTATATTCACACCCTTAATCATGGGAGCCTCCATTGGTTAAACGGCCTTCAAGTAGCGGCAAAAAATACGAAATTTTCAAAAGACAAAAACCAGAGGTAGCAAATGCCTGGTTCGATTACTGTAAAGAACAAAAAATTCCGTATGTAGTCGTTGAAGCACGGACTAAAAAATCCGATATTCGATTTGACAGTATTTCACTGCCAGAAGAGTGTGATGCGCAGTTAGCAAAACAAGCCAGAGCCATAAATCATGAAGCCGAGGTGATCTTTCGACGTTACATGGTTAAAGGGTCGAAATTTTATTCGTCAGCATCACTGATCCAATTTGATGACATACCGCTCGATGTTGCCGAATTGGCAGCCTGTGATTTGTTTGACCTGATATCACGGTCTTTGTAAGACCCCATTGAGTGTGATCTGCTCTTTGCCAATCATATTGGTTTTGTTTTCAGCATCAGTTTTAGTTGCATAAAAAGAACGCACCGCTACACAGTCGACTGAATCCCTGGTTTCTTCGTACCAGTGTGAACGTAGTTCTTCGCTGCGTCCGAATTTAATCCTCTTGTCGCCGGTGCTATGAGCTCGCCCGATCCGGACTTCTATGAGGTGTTTGTGTTGCTTGTATTGGTCAAAAATGCTGTGTAATTCCGGCATGGGGAGTGTCCTTGGTTGGCGGTTAAATAGTCGCCCTGTTTTCTTAACGTCTGTAATGACA